CCGAGAATGTCGCGCGCGAAACGGGCGGCAACGTCCTGATCCTGACATGCCTCGCCGTGGCGCAGCAGATGGTCGAGGAAGCAGAGAAATTCGGCATCGGCGCCGCGCGGTCGGTCGATGGGACCGCGCACCGCATCACGGTCACCAATTACGAACGGCTGCACCTATTCAACCCGACCGATTTTGCTGGCGTCGTTTGCGATGAAAGTTCGATCCTCAAGAATTTCGCGGGCGCCCGCAAAACCGAAATCACCGCGTTCATGCGCAAGCGCCCCTATCGCCTGCTCGCGACCGCGACCGCGGCCCCGAACGACTTCATCGAACTTGGCACGTCCTCCGAGGCCCTCGGCCATCTCGGCCACATGGACATGCTCAACCGCTTCTTCAAAAACGACCTCAACAACAGCGCGTCGGGTCGGATGCGCGGCGAGGTCATCAAATGGCGGCTCAAGGGCCACGCCGAGCGGCCGTTCTGGCGCTGGGTTTGCTCATGGGCGCGCGCCTGCCGCAAGCCTTCGGATCTCGGCTTTGCGAACGACGGGTTCGACCTGCCGCCGCTGATCGAACGCGAGCATATCGTCGAAGCCCGCACGCTTCCCGATGGCGCGCTATTTGCCCTCCCGGCACAGGGCCTCGCCGAGCAGCGGGAAGAGCGCCGCCGCACGATCGCCGAGCGGTGCGAGCGGGCCGCCTATATCGCCAACGCCACGACCGACCCGGTCATGCTGTGGTGCCACCTGAATGACGAAGGCGACATGCTCGAAAGCATGATCCCCGATGCGGTGCAGGTGTCGGGGTCGGACAGCGACGACAGGAAAGAGGACCGGCTGCTCGGCTTCGCCAAGGGCAAATATCGGGTCATCATCACGAAGCCCAAGATCGGCGCTTGGGGGCTGAACTACCAGCACTGCAATCGCGTCGTCTATTTCCCGTCGCATAGCTTCGAGCAATATTACCAGTCGATCCGCCGGTGCTGGCGCTTCGGTCAAAAGCGCGAAGTCGAGGTCGATGTGATCGCCTCCGAAGGCGAGGTTGGCGTGCTCGCCAATCTGCAACGCAAAGCAATCCAGGCCGACGAGATGTTCGCGAACCTCGTCGCCGAGATGAACAACGCGCTCGAGATTGAGCGCGCCAAATCCTTCCCCCTGAAAATGGAGCTGCCGGCATGGCTGTGAGGCAACAGGAAATCGGCGAGAGTTTCGCCCTCTATAATGGCGATTGCGTCGAAGTGATGCAGGCGATGCGCGACGCGTCGATCCACCTTTCCGTCTATTCGCCACCCTTCGGCGGCCTTTACCACTATTCGAGCGACGAGCGCGACCTGTCGAACTGCGACGATTACGACCAGTTCTTCGACCATTACGCCTATGTCGTGAAGGAACTCGCCCGCATCACCATGCCGGGCCGCATGTCCTGCGTTCACTGCATGGACGTGCCGAAGTCGAACAGCGGCACCGACAGCTATATCGACTTCCCCGGCGACATTATCCGGCTGCACCAGCGCGAAGGCTGGGAGTTCGCCGGGCGGCACATGATATGGAAAGAGCCGCTGGAAGTCCGGCTGCGCACGATGCAGAAAAACCTCGCGCACGCATCCTTGTGCGCCGACAGCCTCGATTGCGGCATCGCATCTGGCGACTATCTGCTCCTCTTCCGCCGCAAGGGCGAAAATCCGGTTCCGGTCAAGCATCCGGTCGGGCTGCTCGAATACGCGGGCGAGCGGGCAATCCCTTCCGATGTGCTCGGCTATCGCGGATGGACCGGCAAGCAGACGGAAAACCGCTATTCGCATTGGATCTGGCGCCAATACGCCGATTGCATGTGGGACGATATTCGATTCCAGCGCGTGCTCCCGTTCCAGAATTGCCGTGAAGAGGATGACGAAAAGCACGTCCACCCGCTGCAACTCGACGTTATCGACCGCTGCGTCGTGCTTCGCAGCAACCCCGGCGAGACGGTTTTCACGCCTTTCATGGGCGTCGGCAGCGAGGTTTATAGCCCGATACTGCTCGGACGTCGCGGTGTCGGCGCGGAACTGAAGGAAAGCTATTTCAGGCAGGCGGTCAAGAATGTGCAGGCCGCCGTCGAGGGCTATCGCTTCGACCGGCAGAATGGCGAACTCGCGCTCGACGTGGCGAGTGCCTGATGCTGGCCTCTCCCGCCTCGCTCTCGCTGTTGTCCTTCGCTGCCGGGGCGACCGTGACGGCAATCCCGTTGCTGTTCCACCTGAACGCGGTGAAGCGCCGACTGGCGACGGCAGAGCAGAAACTGGCCGCGATCCACAGCCAGCACGTCGAGGCCGGGAAGCAATCCCACCGGGCCGAGAAAGCCAAGTGCGCTGAAACGACCCGCGCGCTGGCGCTGAGCATCGGACGGCCTGATTTGGCCGAACGCATCAACGATCCACTGGACGACACGGGCCGGGGAGTAGCGCCCGTGTCGACCTCTGCGCGGGCGGGCTTCGGTTCGTCCGCGCCTTTGTCTCACGATCCTGCGGCGGCTCAGCGGCGCCGAAAATGGATGGATCGGGCGGTATCCCGGACATGCCGACAGGACGCGGGCGCGGACATCTCCTCCGACGCGAGCGGCGGCCCCACAGCGGCAATTCGGCCGCCGAAGCTGCCAGCGGAAACCGCGCGGTTGAATCCATACCTGCTGATTTCACGATGAAGAAAGGAGCCAACTGATGGCGAAGAAGGAAAAGCAGAACGGCGGCCCGATCACGCCGCCTGATTTCGAGAAGGCGCAGCGCATCTACAAGCAGGACGTGATGCCCGCGCACAAAGCGCAGAAGCAGGCCATGAAAGAGGCCGGCGATGCGTGGAAGGCGATCAAGAAAGAATGCCGCGTCCACAAGGGCGGTTACCACAAGGCGCAGCAGGTCTCCGAGATGGAAGAGGCCGAGCAGCAGGCATGGCTTCGGTCGTTCAAGGTCGGTCTCGATCAAAACGGTGTCCGGCTTCATGCCGATGCCGTCGACCTGATGCAGGGCGTCAACGCCGCCGATCTCGAAGTCGTACCGACCGGTGCGGCCGACAAGATCGACCTTCCGCCGGTCCACTGACCCGATGGATATCCTCTCGCTAGATTTGTCGAAATCGGCGACCGGGTGGGCGCGCTATCGTTCCGGCGATGCGCGCCCGACCTTCGGCACCTGGCGCCTCGGCAACGAATATACCGATCGCGGCGGCGCGATGGTCGAACTCTACAAGCGTCTCAACGAGACGTGCGCGTTCGGCGATCCCGACGTCGTTTATTACGAATCGCCCCTCCGCGGCGACGCCCAGAGCAACGAGGCAAACAACCGTCTCGCCAACGCGCTCGCGGCGCTCGTCGAGTTCTATTTCAAATGCAAGCGGGTCCGCTGCCACGAGGCCAATAACCGCGCGTGGAAGGCGACCCAGCTCAACCCCGACCGGAAGCGGCTGACCAGCGCCGAATGGAAGGCGCTGAGCATCCGCACCGCCCGCGAACTCGGCATGAAGCCCGGCAACGACAACGAGGCCGATGCCCTGCACATCCTCGACCATGGGCTGAGCCTCGAAAACATCGTGCCGGTGTGGAGACGCGATCCGCCGCTGATCGAGGGGGTGGGGGCGTGATCACCGTGGCGGCTCTCTATGTCGAGACGGGCGGCTCCTATTTCGGCCTCCCCGGGGTTGAACCTTGGGACGAGGCTCGCGACGCGCGCGGCTATGCGGGGCCGCATCCGGTCGTGGCGCACCCGCCCTGCCAGCGGTGGGGTAAGCTTTGGGCCGGCTCGCCTATCCACATCAAGCGCACCGGCATTCGGAAGCAGAAGGGTGACGATGGCGGTTGCTTTGCCGCTGCCCTGGCCGCGGCGCGTCAGTTCGGTGGCGTGATCGAGCATCCCTGGCAAAGCCATGCTTGGCCGCATTTCGGCCTCAACACGCCGCCGCGTGAAGGCGGATGGGTCAACGCCGACTTTCACGGTGGCTGGACCTGCTGCGTCGAGCAGGGGCGCTACGGTCATTATGCCCGGAAGCCAACGCTCCTGCTCGTCTACGGCGTGTCGATCGCCGACCTTGAATCTCTCGTCTGGGGCAAGAGCGAAGCGCGCCTTGACCCCGAAGTCGTGGCGCGAGTGGGGCTCGCCCGGGCAAAACGCCTCGGCGAGGTCGCCGCGAAAGGCGGCGGCACTGACAGCACCCCGCGCATCGGCACCCCCCCCCAATTCCGCGAGCTGATGCTGTCGATCGCTCGACGGGTCCAGCCCGAAAGGCTCGCAGCATGAAACCCGAAGCCCTGAAACTCCAGCGCACCATCGCGCTCAAAGAGGTGGCCCGCTTCCGCGCCGCCAAGGACCGTCATCCGATTTCGGACGAGCGGATAGCGGCTGCGGCCGCGAAGGCGTCGGGTGCCGGGTCCGATCAGGTGCTGAAATGGATGCGGGAGGCGAGGGTATAATGGCTGACGATTGGAAGGTGGGCGATCTTGCGCTTTGCGTTGACGACAGTCCCGCACGGCGTGTCGCTGGGCACCGAGGGAACAGCGATCCGGTCAGCCTCGTGCGAGGTCGGTTGTACACAGTCCTGTTTGTCGGCCCCGACGTATACGGTAAAGGCTTTGTCGGGCTGGCTGTCACCTGCACGGCATGGGGCTGGTTCGCTGATCGCTTCGTCAAAGTCACCCCGCCCGAAGCCGACGAGTTCGACCGCGAGACCATCGCCCTCCTCAGCGGCGAACAGGTGCCCGCATGACCGCCCCCGCAACCATCCCGACCAAGGGCGGGCCGCGCGAGCGTCCGGTTCCCGCTGACTTCGATCCTTCGCTACCGCTGCGCGAGGCCTGCATTCGCTACAGCACGTCCAAGACGACCGCCCACCGCTGGCGCCGAGAGGTCGGCTATTCCGGCCCCGGCGGCACGATCAGCCCATGGACCGAGCGCGATGTCTATCTGCTCCGCACGAACTTCAACGGCATGACCTATACCCAGCTCGTCGACCTGCTCGGACGCTCGGCAGAGGCGATCAAGGCCAAGGCTAAGACGCTCGGGCTCAAGAAGGCGCAGGGCAATTTCGCGCGCGACAGCCGCCCGGTGTTTCACGGGCAGCGCGCGCAAGGCGTGGCCGACATGGCCGCGCAGCACCTTCGCCGCGACGCACCGGTCTTTCGTGCCGATGCGGACGGCAGCGCGAACCCCAAGGGCAAGTTCTGGCGGTTCGGCAACATCACCCTGACCGAGGACGAAATGCTCGCGAAGGCTGAGCGCAAGGGCTGGTCGGCGGATGCATGGCGGGAAATTCCGCGCAGCGGTTTGGTGACGATAGGCGAGGCCGCGAACAGCGTGCTCGCTGGAATGAAGGTGATCGCGTGACCGACAATCTGCCCCGCAATATCGAAGCTGAAGCCGCGCTGATCGGCGCGATGATGATCGACAACAGCATCATCGACAGCGTGGCCGATGCTGTCTTGCCGACCGACTTCTTCGAGCCGCTGCACGGTCGAATGTTCGACGCGATCGTTTCACTGTTCGGACAGGGCAAATCGGCGAGCCCCGTCACGCTGAAACCCCTTTTCGACAATGACGAGGCGATGAAGGCGCTTGGCGGCGTCGGCTATATGGCCAAGCTGACAGAAAGTAGCGCCGGCCTGATCGGCGCCCGAGACTTCGCGGCCCAGATCAAGGAAATGGCTGAGCGGCGCCGGATACTGACCGCGCTGGAAGAGGCGCGCGCGGCGGCGATCGACACGACAACGCCGATGGCGTCCCTGTCATCGATCGTGGAGCAGGTCGTCGAGGTCAGCGGAACGGACTCCAGCGCCGCAGAGGTCGGCCTTGGTCAGGGCGCCGCTATGCTCTTCGCCGCGCATAAGCGTGGAGGCGGGATCGGATGCCGGGATATTCGGTGCCTCGATAAACTGGTGTCCGGCCTCAAGTCGGAACAAATGATGGTAGTCGCCGGAAGGCCAGGCATGGGCAAGACCGCCGTCGCCGTGTCCTACGGCATGGGGGTCGCATCCCAGAATATCGGCGTCCTGTTCATCACCAAGGAAATGTCGTCGGCCGAACTGACCGGGCGATGCCTGTCCGATCGCATGTTCAGCCGAAACCCGATCCTCTACGAGCGCATCGCCAATGGCTGGATGAACGACGACGAGCAGCGGCGCATCGAGGCCCTCTCCGAAGAACTGAGCCGCCTGCCCTTCCAGATCGTCGACGACGCGCGCGTGACGCCCGCGCGGGTCAACACATGGGTCAGGCGATGGAAGCGCCGCTTTGAGGCTCGTGGCGTCGAATTGGGGCTGGTCGTGATCGACTATCTCCAGCTCATGGACCCCGACAAGGACCATGGCAGCCGATACGCGAACATCACCGATATATCGGGCAAGCTGAAACAGATCGCCAAGGAGCACGGCGTGCCGATCATGGCGCTGGCCCAGCTTAGCCGGGAGACTGAGCGCCGCGACGACAAGAAGCCGAAGATCGCGGACCTGAAAGACACCGGCGCGATCGAGCAGGACGCCGACATGATCCTGCTTCTGCTTCGCGAGGAATATTATCTCGAAGAGTCGAAACCCGAAGAGACGCACCCCGATTTCATGAAGTGGGAAGAGGCCATGCGCCAGTGCGCGGGCCAGATCAAATTCATCATGGCGAAGAAGCGCGACGGACGCACAGGGACTGCCGTTGGGCAATTCCACGGCAAGTTTCAGGCAGTGCGGGGATGACAATGGCCCAGAAGCGTAATCATTATCGCCGCTCGGAAGGATGGATATATTTCATCGGCTGCTCCGAGCCATTGTCGATCAAAATCGGGTTCACCTCGAAAGCGCCGCAGGAACGTCTGAAGCAGTTGCAAACGGGCAATCCGATGCCGCTGCTTTTGCTCGGATGGTATCCCGGAACGACCAAGGATGAGCGCATCATCCACGAAAAATTAGCTCATCTCAAAATGCAGGGAGAGTGGTTTCGTCTCGATCCGGCGATGAATGATCTTCTGCGCGGACCAGTCCTTCTTATGAGGATCAATAACCAACTTACGGGCCATTGCCTGACGCTCGGCGAGGAGCGCTATTGTGGCTGAGTTCCCCGCCCTCACGCTGTGGACCGACGCGTATCTCTCGGACACCCGGCACCTTTCGACGCTGGAGCACGGTGCATACCTGCTGCTGCTCATGGAGGCATGGCGGCGTCCGAACTGCGATATCCCCGATGATGATCGATTCCTTGCTCGTTTGGCCGGGGTCAGCGTCGATGAATGGGAGGCAATAAAGCCCGTCATCATGGAATTCTGGACCCGTGATGGCCGCACGAAAACATGGAAGCAGAAACGGCTGATCAAAGAACGTGATGCCGCCCGTAAGCGCAGCAAGTCACAAAGGGATAATTCTGCAAAACGTTGGAATAAAACAAAAAAAGGTGATGCCACGGGAAGTCCCAAAAAATCCCACGGGAATACCTCCACTGCCACTGCCACTGCCACTGATAATTTAGAACCTTCGGTTCTTGTGGGTTCGGGCCTTCTCGATTTGCAGGGAGGTGACGGTGAAGTCGCGCCTGTAAAGCCGAAGATCACCACAGCGCAGGCCGAAGAAGCGTTCGGACAATGGGCCAAGGCCGCAAGTGAGCGCGGATGGCCGGTCCCCACAACGCTAACCGATCAACGGCGTAAAAAGCTGACCTCTCGGCTCAAATCTCATGGTCTGGAGGCGTGGCGCGCCGCGTTGGTCAACGCTTATCGAAGTCCGCTGCTGACCACGGACCCGCCGCCAGGATGGTTCAACTTCGATTGGCTCATCAAGAACGATGAGAACCTGCTGAAACTGCTCGAAGGCAATTACAATCGCGGCGCCGATCGCGGCTTTAACCAAACACAAAATCGCGGGTCTGAGCGCCCGTTTTACGAGGTCGTGGCCGAGCGCCGCGCAACCGGAGCACATTGACCATGACTGCCGCCGTCAAAATCGCCCCCGTTGACCACGCCGTCGCACTAGCCATGCCCGAGGATATCGATTTCCCGGCATGGATAGGCATCGGCCGCGACCTGTTCGCCCGCCATCGGCAGACCGAATGGCTGCTGGCCGACTGGCTCAACGTCGGCAGCGACAAGTTCCGCGACTTGCCACAGATGGCGATGTTCCTCGAAGAAATAGGCGTCGATCCGAAACGCGCCCTGGCCGATGCCAAGGTCGCCCGTCTCATCCCGCCCACATGGCGCAGCGACAAGGTGAGTTTCAACGTCTGCCGGCAGATCGCAAAGATCGACGACGAGCCGACGCGCCTCCGTATGCTTAAACAGGCAGTCGATGAGCGCTGGAACGAGAAGGCCGCTCATCACCACGTTGTCGAGCACATGGTGGAGACGGGTTCACTGCTCCCCGAAGACGACCCGGACACGCGGCAGGCTGTCGAGGGCATCCGATGTTGGAACCGGATGAGCAAAGCGGCCCGCGAATACCTCGCTCCCCTGATCGATATGGCGGCGGCAAACAACTTCGGCCCGATCGACGAAGACGTAGCCATATGATGGCGGTAAGATCGAAACCCTACAGCACCAAGGCGTGGGCCAAGATGATACCCGCGCCCGATGTCGCGCACGAGTTCGAGCAGTTCTTCATCACCGGGGGCTGGGCGAAGGTGAACCGCATGTATGGCAAGCGCTGCGCCAATCGCTGGTATATCATGCTCGGGGCGGAGCGGTTGAAGGCGGCTCGGGCGAGATTTGTGAGGGGGGAGGCAGATGGCTAGGAAGCCCAAGGCATCCACCGCACCGAAAGCCGTCGCGCCATACCGCAAGACAGAGGCGGGTGATTTTGCTGACGACGTGATCGAGGAAATGCTGACCAAGCTTGCGGATGGCGAGAGTATGCGGTCGATATGCTCGGATCCCCGGATGCCGGACAGAGAGACTATCAGGCGATGGGCAGAGCGGGACGACGGCCTCGCGGCCAGTATCGCGCGCGCGCGCGAGGTCGGGTTTCACGAACGAGCAGATCGGGCGGTCGAGGCAGCAAAAACGGCCTCCGACGCAGCGCTAGGGCGATTGGCGCTCGATGCCGAGCGATGGTATCTCGGCAAGCTTTCACGAGCCTTTGCCGACAAGCCCATTGCAGTTGAGGCCAAGGTGAAGGTTGATGAAAGCGACTCTTTCGGACGAATTGCAGGCGCACTTGAGCGCGCTGCCACCGCCATCGCAGGCGGCGCTACTCGCACGAGCCGAGTGGCTGTCGATGGCGAGGCCGGACCAGATAACGCCTCAGGGTGATTGGCCTCTATGGCTGTGCCTTGCCGGTCGAGGATGGGGAAAGACGCGGACCGGCGCGGAGGATGTCGCCCACTACGGCATGATGAATGCCGGCGTCCGCATTGCTGTGGTTGCCCCAACATATGCAGACGCTCGCGATACCTGCGTCGAGGGAGATAGCGGGCTTCTCTCCGTAATCCCCGACGCGTGCCTTGGCGCCTGGAATCGTTCGCTCGGAGAATTGTCGCTTTGGAACGGGACGCGATATAAACTTTTTGCAGCCGAAGAGCCTGACCGGTTGCGTGGGCCGCAGCATCATCGCGCTTGGGCCGACGAGGTGGCGGCATGGCGCTACACAGATACGTGGGATCAGTTGTTGTTCGGACTTCGCCTTGGCGATTGTCCTCAGGTGGTAGCCACCACGACGCCGCGCCCGAATGTGCTGACGCGCCAGTTGATGAAAACGCCAGGGGCCGCGATCACGCGCGGCGCGACGTTCGACAACAGCGACAATCTCGCCCCGTCCGCATTGGCGCAACTTCGCGAGAAATATGCCGGAACAAGGCTGGGCAGGCAGGAGCTTGAGGGCGAACTGCTCGACGATATCCCCGGCGCGCTATGGACGAGGGCCATGATAGACGGGGCCATGGTCAAGAAGGCGCCAGACCTTCGCAGAGTTGTGGTTGCGGTCGATCCAAGCGGGACCAAGGGCGACGGCGAAGGCGATGACATCGGCATAGTCGCCGCTGGCCTTGGAAACGATGGACGCGGCTATGTGCTCGCGGACTGGACCTGCCAACTTTCCCCAGAGGGATGGGCACGCCGGGCGGTTGAGGCTTATTCGACGTTCAAAGCTGACAGGATTGTTGCTGAACGCAATTTCGGCGGAGCGATGGTCGAGGCCGTCATAAGGGCGCGCGATGCTAAAGTGCCCTTCAAGGAGGTCACGGCCAGCAGAGGCAAGATCGCGCGCGCCGAGCCGATCGCTGCCCTCTATGAACAGGGGAAGGTCTCGCACGTCGGCTCATTCACCGACTTGGAAGACCAGATGTGCGCGATGACCCCCAGCGGTTACATTGGCGAGGGATCGCCCGACCGGGCCGACGCTTTGGTCTGGGCTCTGACCGAGTTGATGCTTGGCGACGGCTACAACTATGGCGCGGCCCTCGCGAACGCACTCTGACGGCGGTAAGCCCAAACCACCCCCGACCGCATAACCGCGCCATGTCTGGCCGCATTGTGAACGTCCGCCCCAAGCAGGGCTTTATGATGGATGGCGGCGGCAACGTCGTCCGGCTCCATACCCGCGATGGCCTCGCCAATCTCGTCACCGGTCTTGGCACAAAAGCCGATGCCCGCAGCGGGCGCTTCTATTTCGCCGCCCACCTTGGTCCGCAGCAGATCGAGGAAGCTTACGAGGCATCAGCGATGCTTCGTAAGGCCATCACCATCCCTGCGACCGATCGCGTGCGCGCGTGGCGAAACTGGCAGGCCGATGACGACCAGATCGAACTGCTCGAAACCGAAGAAAAGCGGCTCCAGCTACAGGCCAAGGTGCGCCAGTGCGAAATCCTGCGCGGGCTCGGCGGTGGCGCGCTGATCCTTGTCGGTGCCGGTGATCCTGCGATGCCGCTCAACGTCACCGGCAAGGGCGGGCTCGTCGCGGTCAATGTCGTCTCGCGCTGGCACCTGACCGGGCAGGATTGGGTCGATGACCTGTCCAGCCCTGATTATGGGATGCCCGCCTATTGGGAGATAAGCGGGACCAGAGGGCAGACACGCATTCATCCGAGCCGTGTCGTCTGCTTCCGCGCTGAGCCGCTGCCTTCGGTCTGGCGCGGCGATTGGTCCGAGCGCTTCTGGGGCCGGGGGCGTGTCCCCTCCCTGCTCGAACCAGCGCAGAACCTCGACGAGGCGCTGTCCACCTTCTCGGCGATCATCAAGGACGCGCTGACGATCGATGTCGGCGTGTCGAAGCTGCTGGAACTTGTCGCGACGACCGAGGGCGAGGATCGGCTGATGCGCCGACTGTCGCTCATGATCCAGGGCTCGTCGATCTTCAATGGCAAGGTCTATGACCTTGGCGATGCCGACGGCAAGGGCGGCGAAAAGATCGACCGGCATCAGGTGTCGTGGCAGGGCATTCCCGACATCATCCGTGTCTATGCCGAAGCGCTTTCGGCCGCATCAGGCATCCCGGTGACGCTGCTCTGGGGCACGTCCGCGAAGGGCCTCAACGCGACCGGCGAGGGTGATTCCAAGAACTGGCGCGAAACTGTCGAGACGGGGCAGGAACTCGAAACCGCGCCGTGCCTTGACCAGATCGACGCCGCGCTCATCCCGTCCGCCCTTGGCTCACGCCCGCCCGAAATCTGGTGGAAGTTCGCGCCGCTCAACGTGCCCGACGAGAAAGAGGAAACCGAGCGTTTCAAGGTCTGGACCGATGCGATGGAGAAGGTGTCGCTATCCGGCGCCATCCCCGAGGTAGCATACAACGAGACCTATCAGGCGGGCCTGCGCGAAAATGGCTGGACGCCGGGCATCGACGCGGCGCTGGACAAGATTCCCGAGGCTCAGCGGTTCGGGGGCTCGATTGATGCTGGCGAAGATGACGGCACCGACCCGAGCGCAATTCAGGAGGGAGGTGATCCAACATCTGCCGGGAATGGCGGGGCCCGTCTCCCCGCCGCCCGTGCTGCGAATGACAGCTATCGTGCGCTGTTCATCGACGCCACCCCGCGCCCGCTCTATGTGCGCCGCGACCTGAAACCGGCATCGGCAAAGGCGTTGACCGCATGGGCCAAGTCCAACGGCTTTGCGTCCACGCTCGAAGCCTCGGACATGCACGTCACCGTCCTCTATTCGAAACAGCCCGTCGACCCGATGAAGATGGGCGAGACATGGGGCACGGACGAGGACGGCGGGCTCACTATCAAGCCCGGCGGCCCGCGCGCGATCGAGCGGTTCGGCGATGCGATCGTGCTGCAGTTCGCTTCATGGTCGCTGGTCTCGCGCCATGCGGACATGGTGCGCGCCGGGGCGAGCCATGATTTCGACGAGTATCTGCCGCATGTGACCATCACCTATTCGGCGCCGGAAGGTCTGGATTTGGATGCGATCAAGCCATTCACAGGCGAACTGGCGTTCGGCGTGGAGATATTCGAGCCGCTGGACCTCGAATGGAAATCCAAGATCACGGAGAAGTAAGATGGGGAATCGTGGGCAATTCATCGACCGCGCGCGGGAAGCAAATCAGCGTGCTGAGCGTGCCCGTGCAAGCGTTGACAGTTCATCCGACCAGCGCACTGCGAACAATGCCGTTCGCCATAACTATCGAGTACTCAGCGATTCCGAAAAGCTTCAGATGCAGGCGATCAAGGATAAGGGCGCCGAGTTTCTGAACATGATCGAGGCCCTGCGCACGCCGCCGAAGCCGGTAGGTGCGGGCGATGGCGACACGACCTATGCCGATCTCGCCGTCTGCACTTACGACCGCGAACTGAACATCGCCGCTGAGCGCGTTGAGGAGGCGGTGATGTGGGCGGTGAAGCACATCACGGCCTGACGCCGTGCCCCGCTACAACCTCTCCGCCGAAGCCCGCAGGCTCAAAGCCATCCGCCGCAAGTCGATCACGCTCGGCGAAGTCGCCGCCCCGGCGATGCTCGGGCAAGACCTCTACAATTCCGTCTACCGCCCGATCATCAACTTGTGGACCGACGCGGCGAAACCGATCGCCGAGGAATACGCGCGCACGCTCGCCCAGCTCACCACCGACAGCCCCGCCGACCTGCAAGGCCAGATTGACGCCGCGGACGGCTTGGCGACGCGGCTGTTTCTGACTTTGACGCCAACGCTGAGGGATTGGGTTCTCAAGGTGGAGCGGGCGACCAGGCTCCGCTTTGTTCGGCAAGTGTTCAGCGCAACCAGCGTCGATCTATCTACCCGCTTGGGGCCTATAGACGTGCAGGAGAGCCTTGATGCTTATCTGCGGTGGAATGTCGACTTGGTCGCGGACGTGTCGGCACAGATCAAAAAGCGGATTGCCGATAGAGTTTTCACTGGTCTGACCCAGCGCAAGCCCGCCCGGGAAGTCGCCAAGGAAATATCGAACGCCGTGGGGATGGGCCGCAAGCGCGCGCTCAACATCGCCAGTGATCAGCTCGCAAAATTGTCAGGATCGTTGGCAGACGAACGACGCCGACAGGCCGGGATGACCGAATGGACGTGGGTCCACGGCGGCAAAATCCATTATCGGCCTGAGCATCTGGCGCGCGACGGGTTCGTCTATACCGACGACCCGGCGAATGTCGGCAAGCGGGTGGGCGGCAAGGAAGTGCGCTCACCACCGGAGCGCGGCGACCTTCCCGCACAGAAGCCTTTCTGCTCGTGTCGCTCTCGGTCATTGCTCATTTGGGAATTTGACGGGGAAGCCTAGAAATGCTAGGAAAATGCGGCCCAACGGGTGCTGGTAACACCGCGCTGGGCCTGACCACGAACGTGAGGTGACACGACATGGCTAATCAGCCCATTACAGGCAAAATTCGTTCCTGCGAAGTGTGCGGAACCGACTATCGGCTAAATCCGAAATACTCTCGCGCCCAGCAAGCGAAGGCGCGCTTCTGCTCGCCCGCCTGTTCGTATATCAGAACCAGAGAGCCGCGTGATAAAGTCCCGATGACTGATTTGCTCGGCGGAGTGACCCGGTTCGGTCGTCTCACACTCATTGGCGAGGGCGAGCCCAACCGTCCGAAAGGTCACCACCCGCAGCGCCGCGCCCTGATGCGGTGCGATTGCGGAAACGAGTGTCGAGTTGCACCTT